AGGACGGTGCATGGCCTCGCGGGAATGATCTTCCGCAAGGACCCGGTCTTCGAGGATGGCGTATCCGAGGCACTGTGGGATCACGCGCAGAATATTGACCTAGCCGGGCGTTCGCTTGCCAGCTTTGCACGGGACAGCGCGCTCGACGCCCTCGTGGATGGGCATTCGTGGATTCTGGTCGAGTACCCTCGCGTCAGCGGCGAGAACGCTCCGGCGTCGCGTGCCGAGGAGCGCATCCGGGGACTGCGGCCCTATTGGGTCAGCATCCCAAAGTCGGACGCGATCAATTGGCGTTACGAGATCATGGACGGACGGCCCGTGCTGACGATGTTCGTGTATCGCGCGGCGCGAGCCGTGGCCGATGGCGCGTTCGGAACCTCGTACATCGACACGATTCGCGTGCTGACTCCAGGCGCTTTCGCGGAATACGAATTCGTCAGCGATAAGAAGAAAGGTCAGTGGATGCTGGTCGACGAGGGCCAGACGTCGCTTGGGTACATTCCCGTCGTGCCGGTGTATGCGAACCGGACGGGCGCTTTTGAGTCCGTGCCGCCGTTGATGGACTTGGCTTATGAGAACGTCGACCACTACCAAGTCCGTTCCGATCACCGTTTCGCGTTGAAGTTTGCAGGCTCGCCCATGCCGGTGATCTCCGGCGCAAGCCTGAGCGGAATCGAGTGGGGAGCCAACCGGGCGCTGTTCCTTGAGGATTCCGGCGCATCGGCCACACTGCTGGAAGCGTCCGGCAATTCGCTTGCGGCATCAGCTCAAGAGCTACGCGATATTGAGGGCCGCATGGCCGCTCTGGGGCTCCAGATGCTTGTCCGCGAATCCAGGGCCGCCGAAACGGCGCAGGCCAAAGCTATCGACAAAGCCGACAGCGACTCCATGCTGGCCGTCATGGCGGGCCAGATCGAGGACGCGCTCAACGAGGCTCTGGCAATTCACGCAGATTACATCGGCGAGGAGCAGATGTATCTCTCGGTTAATAAGGATTACCGAAACCAGGAGATTGAGCCCGCCATGTTGCTCGCGCTACTGGCGCAGGTGGAAGCTGGCCGACTGCCGCTTACGGAGATGTGGGCGATTATGCAGAGGGGTGAGATCCTGACCGATCAGTTCGATGCCGAGGTCGCGCTGGCAAATCTTGAGGTGCCCGAACCGCGCCTCCTCGGCTGATGTCTGACCCAATCGAAGACGCCGTCCGCAATCTCGTCACGCTTCGCCGGTTGTCGAACGGCGTAGCGAAAGAGATGCGCGGGCGGGTGCGTGGGTTGATCGACGCCATTGTCGCGGAAATAGCGCGAGCGGACCCGACCGCTGTGTCGGCCGCACGTTATCGTCGAGCGCGCACGCAGAAGTTGCTTGACGAGATTTCAGCGGTGGCCGATACCCAATATCCAGAACTCAGCGCGGCGTTGAAGACCAGCGTGGCGCAGATTGGCGCCCAACAAGCGACGTGGGCCGCAAGTTCGCTTCAAAAGAACATCGGTGAGGTAGCTGTTTCCTTGAAGCGCGGTATCGGCGTTCAATATTTCCGCACAATCCTACGGGAAGACCCATTCCACGGCGAGCTATTTACTGACTGGGTTACGCGGCACCGCACCTCAACCATCAATGCGGTGCGTCAGCAAATCCAAATCGGCATGGCACAATCTGAAACACTGGGAGACATCGTGAGACGTGTCCGTGGTCGCCCTATCGGCGGCGGGCGCTTCGTCGGCGGCGTATTGCGAGTGGCCACGGCCCAGGCGGAGGGCATCGCACGCACGGCGATCAATCACATCAGCAACGTCGCGCACGAGGAGGTTTATCGTGAAAACGCCGATGTGCTGGAAGGCGTACAGTTCTCCGCGACGCTCGACTCACGAACCACGCCGATCTGCGCGCGGTGGGATGGCACGGTCTGGAGTCTCGACGATCCAGGCATTCAACGTCCGCCGTTGCACTTCAACTGCCGGAGCCAGCTAATCCCCGTCGTCGATTGGAAGGGGCTCGGCCTTGAACCACCACCGCCAGCCACCCGCGCGTCGGCTGGTGGCCCCGTACCGGCGAGCCAGACCTATGAAGACTGGTTTCGCAAACTTGGACCGAGCGAGCAAAATGACATCATCGGTGCAACTCGCGCGGATCTATTCCGACGCGGCAAGATTACCTTTCGTGACATGATCGCGAAGGACAACACGATCGTGCGCCTTGAGGATCTGCCGACATGAAAACAGAGGTTTGCCGCGAACCCAAATGCCACGCCGCCGCGACGCCGTTCCTAACCGGAAAGGGTTTAATCTGGCGATGCACAAGCGGCCATGTCGTCGCGGAGGGCAAAAATGACGCTTCTGAGTGACGAAACCCAAGTCGCCATGCCGCTTCGCAACCTTCTGAGCTTGCTAAGTGCCGTGGCGATTGCGGTGTGGGCCTATTCGGGCATCATGGAGCGCCTGAACACGATCGAGACTTCGCAAATGATGATGGAGCAAGACGTCGAGCGAAATTCAGAGTTTCGGGTCCGTTGGCCACGCGGAGAGTTGGGCGCTCTACCGGCGGACGCCGAACAGTTCATGCTTCTCGAACATTTGCAAGGCGAGGTCGAAAAGCTGACACGCAAGGTAGAGGGTGGCGAAGCGCCGTTCGATCAACAGCAGGAGTTGACTCTTCAATGGCACAGCCAGCGTCTTCAGCAGTTGGAGGAAAAGCTGGAGGCTTTTCAGCGACGCTAATGGCAAGGCCACCGGACGATATCCACTGGAATGAGCAAATGCAGGCGCGTGCATTGGATATTGCCAATATCGTCGGCAGTTACCACGCCGGGCTCATTCGCGCCGGTGCGCCTCAGATCGTAGCGTGGGACATGGCGGGCGAGCTGGAGCGGAGGTTGTGGCGGACTCGCATCTTCAAGCCAGACGACGCCTACCAGTTACTTCAGCTACTCTTGGAGGAGTTGGAGGATGACGACGATGAGTGAGTTCACTTTGCGCCAACGACAGGTCATAAAACTGGTCGGCGGCGAGGGCATGACCTACGCGGCTTGCGGGAAAGTACTCGGGATCAGCGCCAAAACTGTGGCCGTGTATGCGGACCAAGTAAAGCTCCGTTCAGGCCTGAAGGTGCCGCCGCGCGTGGCGCTCAGTTTGGTGTGGCATATGGCCAGCGGCCAATGCGGCTGACCTACGACAGATTTCACGAACTGCACCAGGCGTTCGCGGATATTTCCGCGCATTATGGGTTGAGTACTTACGCCGAAACCTTGCCGGACCTCGTGATCTACCACGACCGCACGGCGTCGGTGATGGGTGAATTTGAGGACTCGACTGAGGAGATTTCGCTCAACCTCGCACAATGTCGGACGATGCGAGATGCAATCTCGACAATCGTCCACGAATACCAGCACTATCTCCAGCCACGCAACGGGTGGTATTCGCGTTACCTCATCATTTATGGCTACGACAACCACCCGTATGAGATAGCCGCCAATGAAATCGCGGCGCGCGACTGGCGGCTCTTTTATCGTCGGTAGGGGAAGTCCTATACCGCGAGGCTAGGAGTGCAATGATTTTCGGCATGACCGATCCATCATGTTCCGGGCCGGAACTTCGCGGGAGGCGATTTGATGGCTTTGCAGGCGGTGGTCAATGATCTGGCAGAAGTGCCGGAGGATCTGCACGAACACTACGAGGCGAACGGTGACGTTTTCCGTCTCCGCGTGGAGGGTTACGACGACACGGCTCTGAAGCGTGTCAACGAAGACCTCAGAGGTAAGAATCAGCGCCTACGGGAAAGGTTGGAGACTGTGCCGGACGATTTCGACCGTGCCGAACTGGAAGAACTCCGCAAGCTCCGCGATGCGGTGCATGAGAAGGAAGCCAGGGCGGCCGGTGACTGGGACAGACTCAAGACCGATCTTGAGGTGCGGCATTCAAAACTTCTCGAAGCAGAAAAGCGGGAACGTGAAGCCGTGGCACAGCGATACGCGGAGCTTGCCAAGCAACATGAGCATCACATCGGCGAGGGCGCGGCTACGGCGGCTCTGGCGGATGCGGGGGCGCGAGTAACCGCCATGCTCCCCCATGTTATGAAGCGCGTCTCTGTCGTTGCTGAGGATGGCAACTTCAGGGCGGTTGCAACCGGGCTTGATGGTGAGCCCACGGACATCCCGACTCTCGTTTCGCAGATGAAGGCGGCGGGCGAGGACTGGGACTGGGGCTTCCAGCCCTCTCTTGCGTCTGGCGGTGGAGCCGTCAGTCGTGGTGGCGCGGGTCGCGCCGGGCAGGTCCGCACTAAGGCGGATCTGGGCAATTCAAAAACCAACCCGGCCGCGCACGCTAAATTCATCGCCGATCACGGACTTGATGCATACAAGGCGTTGCCGACCGGGTGAAACCATGAGGTTCACTCACAATGGCTATCGGTAAGGCATCAGACTTCAAGATTTACCAGGAGCAGGTTCACGGCGGATTCGTCGAGACCATCCAGCAGTTCGTCGAGGGCTTTAACACCGCGTCCGGCGGTGCCATTCGGCTTATCGACTCTTTCCATCGCGGCGACTACTTCCAGGAGTCGTTCATGGATCTCGTCCCGTCGCTCGTGACCCGTCGGGACACGACCTCGGTCTCTGCCGCGACGGATCTTGCGCCGACGTCCGATGATTTCATCGGCGTGAAGCGCAACTACAAGGTCGGCCCGGTCGCCAATACGCTCGATGCGTGGCGCAAGATCGGTCAGGACCAGGAAATGCTGTCGTTCGTTGTCGGTCAGCAGATCGGCAAGGCTATTCCGCAGGCGATGCTGGAGGCCGCTCTCATGTCGCTTGAGGCCAAGCTGGACAGCGTGGCCGCGCTTGAGGAGGACGACACTGCCGCGACCATCACGACCGAGGGTCTGGTCGATGCGATGGCGAAGCAGGGCGATGCGGCGCAGAATATTGCGTGCATCGTGATGCACTCGAAGGTCTACTACGACCTCCTGAAGGATCAGATCACCGACGCCGTGTATCGCGCGAACGGGCTGTCCATCATGGAGGGTACGCCCGCGACGCTCGGCCGTCCGGTGCTGGTGACCGACTCCGCCTCGCTGGTCGAGGTTGATGGCGTGTCGGCTGGCATCGATGCCTATAGCTCGCTCCTTCTGTTCTCGAACGCGGCGACCATCAAGGTCAGCGAGCCGCCGACGGTCGTGACTGAGCTTGTCACCGGCCTTGAAAACCTCGTTTACCGTATGCAGGGCGAGGGCGCGTACACCGTCTCGCTCCGTGGCTGTCAGTGGGATACCGCGAACGGCGGTGCCAACCCGACCGACGGCGCGCTTGCTACGGCGACGAACTGGGACACCGTGGTGGCGAGCAACAAGCTCCTGCCCGGCGCTATCCTGAAGACCCGCTAAGGGTTTTTCGTAACGCGGGGGTGGGGGCTTCGGCCCTCACCCCCCATACGGAGCCACCATGCCGACACTCATTGCAACAGTTCAGGGCACGACGTCCAACTCGTACATCACGGTGGCGGACGCGGATACATATTTCGACGAAAGAATCGGCTCCTCAGCTTGGACTGGCGAGGACGCAGACGATAAGGCGCGCGCTCTGATTCAGGCGACGCGCCGCCTAGATCAAGAGAAATACCAAGGAACAAAAGTCACCGAGGGCCAGGCGCTCAAGTGGCCGCGCTTTTGGGCAACGGATGACGACGGCGAGGAATTCGCGGAAGACGCGATTCCCGTAATCGTGCGGCAGGCGACTTGTGAGCTTGCCCTTCAGTATCTTACGGATGACGACTCAGGCACGGTGCCGCTTTTGGACACCGGGCTTGAGCAGTTCGACACGGCCAAAGTCGGGTCGCTGGATATGTCGCGGGATCCGTCATTCAAGGCGGGCCAACTTCCGGCAAACGTGCGACGGCTTCTCCGGCCCGTTCTTGAGACTGCATCAAATACGGTGCGGATGGGGACCTCCTACTAATGGCTGTCCTAGACTCACCATTCCGGTCTCTTGCTAAAACGCTCGCCTCGACCTTCGGGACTGAGGCGACTATCACATACACGTCGGCTGGCGCGTTTGACCCAGCCACGCAATCGCTCTCGCAAACGACGTCAACCGCGACGGTATCGGTTGTCATTGATAGCTACGAGATCAGCGAGCGGGGCGAACTCATTAAGCAGGGCGATCTGATGGTCCTCGTGCCCGCTCTTGGCGTTACCGAGCCGACGGTAAAGGATCGCATCACGATTGACGGGAGCGCATACCAGATCGTATCCACGTCTGCCACATATTCCGGCGATGACGTGGCTACCTGGACGCTACAGGTACGCCGATGAGCGCCAAAGATATTACCAAAAACGGCAGTAAGGTCGTCAGTGATAAGATGGACAAGGTGGGCCGGGCTATCGGCATGGAAATTCTCGGCCGAGTGACCAACCGGACGCCCGTGGATACTGGCCGGGCCAAGGGGAATTGGAACACCTCAATCAATAGACCGGATTTTTCCACGTCTGATAGTGTGGATAAGTCGGGGGCGTCCACGCGGGCGCGCGGTAAATCCATCATGAACGGGTTTCGGCTGGGGAAGGGGCAAACGCTCCATATTTCCAACGGCTTGCCGTACATCGAGCGACTGGAGCAAGGTTACAGCCAGCAAGCGCCGACCGGCATGGTTTCTGTGACGATTGCTGAACTGAGAGATTGGGTCCAGCGCATTGGTGGCAGGCTG